ATGTCAGGCTTGAAATTCTGTTTCATTTCAAGTTCATCAAGCAGCGACTTGAAGTGTCCAACGTGAGCACCTGCTGTCAATTTAATCTGAAAGTGGTTCTCCTGTATCTCCTTGAAGAATTCGCCACAAATGCGGTCGATCTCAATCTGGGAGTACAATGGCTTCACCTGATCCTCCCTTATAAACTACTTGTTCCCTTGCGATTTGCTCCTCTAGAATAGCTAGAAGCTGATCTCCAATGAAGTTCTCAAACTCTTTGATACGAGTGTCAGGAACGTCACCTTCAATGATGAAGTAATCGAATGACATGTTCAATGAACCATCTTCATTTTCTTCATCTGCAAACTTCATACCTTCGTAGTAGAATTCGATGTTTCTGAATTCAGAGTCTAAGTCGGTTATCTTGAGAGCAATATGACCTTCGATCTTCTTGTCAGATGGACCTACGCATACTTTAGTCATTTTTAGCAGGCTCCAAGGTTATGGCAGAACGCCAGTTATAAACTCGGGAAATGCGATTCTTAACTCCATCATCACGATATACATGAAGGACTCTGTCCCAAGTGCGAACTTGTCTTGGGTAAGTCACTTTGACAATAAACTTATTCCAACGATTCCCAGGTTGTTCTTCTATTGAGTGAATGTTTGCAACCAGCATGTACGAGCTGCCGTAGCTCTTTGCGACCATTGCAATCTTGTCTCCAACATTCAATTCTTGTCCAAAATGTCCAGTTACGTCTTTCATCATTCGTCTCCTTCAGCTTCAGTTTCATCGATCATTGCCCTTTTGGTTGTCAGCATATACTTACCTTTGACAAACTCCTTGAACGTTTCGTCCTCCACAATGGAATTCCAAAACTCGTATGTGTTAGTATCTTTTTCACGAACATTTTTTGTTTCTCCCGTTTTGTTGTACCATCCGTTCTTTGGTTTAGTAACATGACCAGATTCTATTGCCATGTCAAGTAATCCGCTGAATGGATTGATACCTTCATCATATGAAACTTGAATTGCAAGCTTCGACTTCTCTTTGACGAAACGACTCTTTTCAATGTTGAGAGTGAAGTTCCATCCAGTGATTTCAGTACCGTCTTTCTCTTGCGAGCGACCAATAATGAAGATCTGATTTGCACTGTAGTACAAACCAGTATTGTGAGTAGTAACTCCATTTGCTAGCACATATTGCTCAACTTGATCTACACTAATATCGTAAACCGGTTTCTTTCCTACGTTTTTTATTGACTTGACTTTCACACTTTCTCCTTACAGTTATCTAAGTGCCATCGTTTGAATGTGCTACTAAGCTCACCCTCTTTTCCGCAGTGGGGACAAATACCATATTTCTTTTCTCTGAGAGAGTATGGGTTTTTCCATATAGTTTTATCATACATCATTGCTTCTTTCCTATCAATGCGAACACACTCACCGGTTGTCGCATGTTTTAAGGTTACAAGATTTGGTCTAGCTCGTTTTACATTTGACTCTTTTGATTTCGGAACTCCCTTCCATTTTCTAGAGGCCCCTTCTCCTTGAGCTTTCTTTGCTGCAATTCTTCTTTCTGGATATTCTTTATATGTTCTCTCCCTAGAGACAATCATTTTATCCATTGACTCTTTGGTATGATTTTTACCACTAAACCAATTTTTTTCTCCCATTGAAGACTCTGATAATATCCTTGATCGTTCTTTTTTAGCATACTGATAAAGATGTGACGATTGCCTTCTTGCGTCTTGGCCCTTTCCTATTCTACACATTCCGTGCCAAGCATGGACCAATTTGCTAGTACGATAAATTTTATACAATAACCAATGTGCTAAGAAATGTTGTCTAGCAGTTAATTTTACCTGGTTTGTATAATCATCTGGGCCAAACATACACAAAGGAATTATATGATGGGTTTCCTTATAATCATCATCTTTTGGATTTGTTTTAGCATCTTCAATTAGCATAGAATAAATTTTTTGGTAATCCATTTTGTTCTCCTTATTGCAATGGATTATTTATGGACTTTATTACTCTGCTAACACTCAATTTCTTGATCTAGATCAAGATCTCTTGCAATAATCCACTTTCCGTCAACTAAAAACTCGTGTTCGTCAGAACAAGTTACTTTTGATCCATCTTCAAACTCGATTTCATAGCATTCTGGTGTTCCTTCTAACAAAGTTTCTGGGTTCCATGTTTTTGTTACCTCGAAATTTCCTTCTTTAGTATAAACATAGTCCCCAACTTCAATATTTTGAATTTCTTTGTGAGACCCATCTGCCATAATAAGTTTAGTACCTTCGACTAAACAGCCACCACCTACGATTTGTTTAGGGAAAATACCAATTTCTTGGTACGTGTGATTGACAGCGATACAAGGAATGTTCTTGGTTGTCAAGTGAGGTGTGATGATACGGAACAACGACTTCAAAGCCTTTGCACGACTCATGTCAGCAACACTCTTCTCGTCCAATGCATCTTCTACTTCCTTCTTCGATGCTAGGTTACCAATTGAATCGATGAAGATGATTACATGGTCGTCACGTTCAATTGAGTCGAGTCGTTTCGCAATATCGAACTTGAGTTGTTCAACATGCTCAACAGGAATATGTAGAATGCGTTCGCCATCGATTCCATGATCTGCAACGTAGTCAGGAGTGACACCGTATTCAGAGTCATAGAACAAACAGACTGCATCTTTGTACTTATCCATGTACGCCTTGACCATGATAAGACACATGCTTGATTTAAAGTGCTTTGAGGGACCTGCAACAATTGTTAATCCTGAAACCATTCCACCATCGAGACGACCGCTGAATGCGACGTTGATACTAGGTACTGAGGTTGGAATAAAATCCTTTTCGTTGAAGAGGACTGATTGTGCAAGTGTGGTTACTTTGATAGAACCAGATGATTTAAGTTTTTCTAGTAGTGACATATTACTCCTTTGTTTGTTGATTAATTTAAAGTCGGGAACTACCCGACTCATTTATTTATAGCAAGTTCTAGGACGATCTCGAACAGTTTTCCAGAATTCTTTGTCCATCCATTTTCCGACTACACTTAGTACAGCAAGGGTACCAACTCCAATCAGTACGTCGTGTAACGCTTTAGCTTCTCTTTCTTTGCATTTGCCGCAGCTTCCAGACTCTCCCATGGTATTTCTAACTCCTCACAAACGATAGCGACCATCATCATAACATCACCCATCTCTTTAACTAGCAGATCGATGTTCTTTTCGTTGGTTACAGGATTCCAATTGTCTATCCCAAACCGTTGAATCTTACTTATCACTTGTGCAACCTCATTACACTCTTCTCCAAGAATAATGAGTCGCTCAAGTGCCTTCTTTGTTAGTTTATCTTTCAACTGAAAAAATCCTCCAATGTTGCACGTTCAACTAAATTCCAGTTAATTGCATTTGTGATTCCTTCTAATGGAGCCAAGAACGTCTTTTCAAATTGTAATTCACGATCGATATATTTGTCAAGTTTCAATTCAATAGGCAACGTTCCACTACTTGAAAATGAAATTACATTCTCTCGAATCGGATTGGGCAACTTCAGATACACGAACTTAATTTTGTCACCGTTTCTAATCTTATCGTACTTGTCAAACTCTTTTGTGAATTTGTTAAACAGGATTGCACCACGAACATGAATGGGTGTTCCACTCTTATACGTTTCACGGTCCACCCACTTATCAATATCTGATGCTGATCTTGGAAATGCAATATCCTCAACAGGCAACAACATGAACCGTTCTTTTACCTCGGCTACGAAGTTCCTTAGTGCAATCTCACCTTGTTCAAAGATGATTGGAAGAGCAGCCCTTAACTCTTTTCTGACGGTTTGTGGGGTACTAGATTTAACAATCTCCATACCCATAATCTTCATCTTGTATGGAGTATATTTGACACTTTCAGAATCATGCACCATCATTGCATATCGTTTCTTTGCTGTCCAAATAGCCTTTGATGCAATTGCTTCTCGTTTCATGTCCATTAATTTATCAAAACAATTACATAAATCAGACACAGTATCAATTGACTGCTGAATCACATTCTTTTGAATTTCTTGCCCTATTTTATCTAAAGTCGATACTACCTTCTCTGTATCATTAGGGGAACTGTATATTTTATGCACTATTGGATCAACATTTAAATATACACTATCAGTATCACCATAGGTCACATAATCGACATCTTGTGTTTTCATCAACCTATTCATGTATATGTTAAGGCTTTTTTCCACATGTCGATCTGATGCTTGGCCTGTTAGTGTAACTGCCTCACCAATTCTAAGATCAAAGTATCTGAACCCCGCATTAGTGATTGCGCCGTATCCTGCATTAGCCAAAATTTTCAAGGCCATCTGACGATTATCTAATGCTGATATTTTTGGTATCAATGATTTATCTTTTGTCTCTTCATATGTTTTTTGTAAAGCAAGCATTTCTTTTTTACTTGTTTTGCGACCAACCATCAAAAATTCCATTAACTCTGGTAAGATTCCTTTTTTGTCTTTTCGATACATAGAGCCATTTGCAGCAATGGTATAATTCTGTTCTTTTGCATAATCAAACCATTGCATATTCTTATCAATTGGATTAACAACAGCATTGACTGAAATCGGGGCCATTTCATATTGAACCAAAGTTTCAGGACTCAAATTCCATTGCCGAATGATCGAAGGGTACAGGGATGCAAAGTCAAATGACATAGTCCACCCATACATACCTGGAACTACATCTTTAACCCACGCACCTTCAAATTCTCCTGCTATTTTTTTACTCCGTGGTGGTACAGCAATATTCTTCTTATCTAAATGATTATAAATGAATACATCCCAAGTTTTGACAGGCCCAAAAACATCTCTAAAATTACATTTAACTAGAAATGCAACAGACACAATCAGATCAAGAAGTTTCATTTTGTTATCTAATTCATGTACAGATTCAGCGTCCCATGCATTATATCTAACAAACGTGTCGAAATGATTCTCGTATGAATCTTGAAAAGAATACCCAGGTAATTCTAATTTTTCTTTGCCCAACTCTTCCTGCAAAATAAAATTAAGGGCATATGATTCTTTTGCACTATAAGTTCCAAATTTCTTATACGCATCTAAATAATCAATTTGATTAATACCAACAATGTCGAATGTTTGAACTTCTTTTCCACGAATTTCAACCATCCTTTCACGAATCATATTGAAAGGGGACAGTCGCTTGGCATGATCTTCATCTAGAATGCGAACAATGCGATTTATAAGATAAGGGAAGTCAAACTGATCTATATTCCATCCTGACACAATATCTGGGGTATTCTGTTGCCAATAAAGAATGAATTCTTTCAGCATTGTAACTTCGTCACGAAATACTCGATACTCAAATTTATCGTCGGATGTTTTATTGAAAGTTTTCAAGCCAAAAACAACAGACCGATTTGTTGTTTTATCGTTCATTGCAATCAATACAATTGGAGTTGATGCTGACTGAATATCAGGGAATCCTCCATCTTCACCAACAACTTCAATATCGAGAAAACAAATTCGCATTTGATCTACATCATGTTCAATATCACCTTTAAAATTTTGGTTGATATATTGATATTGGAAATCAGTCATTCCGTGTATTTCAAATCCCTCAACACCTTCATATCGTTTAACAAAATCTTTTGCTTCTTTCATATCACCCAATGTAACAGGTGATAACTCAGTACCATAAAGAGACTTCCAATCTGACTTCTTTTTAGAAGTCACAAATAGAGTTGGTTTAAAGTCATCCCTCATCAAGACAGGATGACCGTTATTGTAACCCCTATAAAGTATCTTACTTCCGTAAGTAGAACAGTGCGTATAAAATTTCAAATAAAGTACCTTTCATAAAATATGAGTATATCACAACACCGAATAATTCACAATGTTATTATGTTTATCATAACTTTCTTTAAACCGGGTTTGCCAATATTCTTGACTGGCCAAATATTGTTCATATTCTTTTTCTTCAGAATCAGTTAAAACAATAACAACAGCCTGGTCCGATTTTGGTATTTTCAATACATTTGATGTTTCTTTACTGTCATAAAACATATGAGCAAAACAGTCAACTTCAACCCATAATTCTTTACTCATTTCAATTCACACAACTTGTTAGCTACCGTCTTGTCAAATCGAAACTCAACTGCACGAGGTAGAAACAATGATTTAGTACTCTTACCTTTCGAGTCGATAACCGTATTATACAGAACAGTTAAAATTTTGCCAATCGTGTTGTCGGGTGTGAGAGACTTGCGTTCGTCATCAGACCAACCACTCACATTTACTTGCAGCAGACCATCCGAAGTTTCGCAGTCCAGAGAACCCATGTAACCTTCGTATTTGCCCGTACCTTCATTCCAACCAACAACAACCAGATCAGCTTCTTCCTCGGCCTTCATTTTGCCGAGATCCTTCGTGCGCTTAGGCTGCCACACATGCTTCATATTCTTGAGGATTGCGCCTTCTTCGCCCTGTGCAAGCATCCGCATGAAGAAATCTTCTGCTTCTTCCAAGTTATTAACAACCTCAGTGTAGCAGGCGATAAACTTGTCTTGTTTCGGTGCACTAGCGAAAGCTTTGTTCATTCCAACCAGACGATCAGTGTACGGAATGGTTTCGGTGAAATCGACAATATCCCAAGTAATGAATCGGATCATATCACATTCTTCGTCCGAGATCTTTGTCCCCGTACCTTTGTCGATACCCTTACTGACAATACCGTTACTGGTTTTGCGGTCAAGTGCTTTGCCATTTTTGTAGCAAACGAATTCGCCATCCCACGTAGAACCTGGTTCCATCATCTGTTTCGCAACAGCATCAAGGCGCCCTTTGTGGTTTATTTGACGACCCGACCTTGTGAATGCAGTCAGCGATACGCCATCAAAGTATGCATGGCAACGCAGACCGTCCATCTTGGTTTGTGCATATGCGGGATATTTAATTCCAGAAATGTCCTTGTGCGACAGCATTACGTCAAATGTTGGAACAATACCTGGCCAAACTTTGTTCGGTGTCGATTCGGAAGCACCGCAACGCAAGTCACGGCTGACAATGCGTTCGATTACAACAGCATCATCGACAGAACAGTTGGATAGAATCCAGCCGAGTGTATTGACCGCAGCAGTACCAGTGACCTTCCTGGTGGACAAATCACCAAGTGCATCCATAGCGGCCTCGAGTGAAATACTCGGCACGCATTTACCAGCAACGTATTCGGGGATTTTCTTGATCCAGAAGTTCAAGTACGGATCATATGCGAGTTTAAACGCCCTTTTCAAATTGGCGTTGTTTTTGTTCTCTTTGAGAATTGCGACTTTATTCAGCTTGCCTGGTTCATCGGCAAGTTCTTCGAGGATATCGAGAACCGACATGTTGTTTCTCCATTACGAATTGATGCATCAATTATAACACACAACAGGTTACCAATCAACAGATCAGTAACCCATTGTTTTTAATCAGACTTTAGTGATAATGTCATCGAACTTGACATGAATCGGCTCACCTGTGCGACCTGACACGGGCGAAATCTCAAATCGACCATAAGTCGGTTTCGCAGTAATTACACCAACACCGTCACTTTTGCCCTCACGTTTGAATTTGACCTTGTCACCCACATGGTAGTGTGCATCAGCTTCTGCTTCAGTTGCTTGTGATTCAATGCGAGTTCGAGGAGCCATGACAGTTAGTGTCATACCTTTGAACGGTGAACGATCATAAGTTTCTTTTTCGACCTTGCCGATCTTACCTGAGATTGTGACACGAGCATCTTTCTTTACACCAGAATCGCCTGATGCAGTAAACATCTTGATAAGGTGACCAGAATCAGACTTAACAGTTACAATATGTTTCGTGCCACCCCATTGACCTTGTGATTGGTATGCGAATGAAGAAATAACTGTACCTTCGATCTTAACCTTGTCATCTGGCTTTCCGAAACCTTCGTCCTTGATGGTTTTCATCATGCCTTCAGTTTTCTTGACTTGGCTCGTTTCTTTTAGATGCATATTTGCACCAGCGGCCAAGTAACCAGTTTGACGAAGGCTGACTGCTTCACTCGATGCAATCTTGGACAGGTTGTTCCAAAATTCTTCCTTCGTTGCCTTAGGGTGGTTCTTCAACCAATCAATAACTTTGACTGCCTCAGCTTCTTCCTCAGGTGTGTATGGAATCTTGAAATCAGCTTCATATGACATTCCATGTGGCATTGGACGAGGAGGATTGAAGTGCTGATTAACAACCATTGAAGTCGATGCGCGCTCACCTGCATACTGATTCGACACAAATCCTTTATTCTTGATTTGATGGATTGCGGCAGCTACGATTTGCTTAGTTTCGTACAGGCTAGGGCCACTACGACCACCTCCACCGTAATCTTCATCTTCCATCGACCCCATCATGGCGTCAATGTCACACAGAACTTCAGCGTAGTTTGCATAACCATTAGGGTCATTGTGACCTAGGAAATCTTTCAAGCAGGAACGACCAACTTCCATGTACTTGCGACCTTTTTTAACTACGAAAGTTGCAGTGCGGTATGCCCTTTTTTTGCAGTGCTCACATGTCAAGTCGTGCTCACCCATGAACTTCTTTGGAAGTTTTTGGCCTGGCGCCGACTTAGCCATGATTGTATCTTTTGTGCCTTCAAGAGGCTCACGTTTTCCGACAAACGACCAACCAGCCAGTTTCGGTGCTTCACCTTTGACTTTAACTTTGATGAATTCTTTATAGACGGGAACGCCATTTACCCCAATCATCGAACCGTCCATGAAGTATCCAATATGGTCAGGATCTTCGACTTTGGACATTCGTTTCTGATATGGTTCGCCTTTTTCCAGAATGATTGGTGCGCATCCCAATTTAGCGGCAGTTTTATTCAACTTGGCTATTTTCTTTTCGAGGAATTCCAAGTTGTGCGTCGGAATTTCGTGTTCCAGAGATTCGATCTTTGCTGGTTCTTCTGGATTGTCAGGGCCGTCAACTTCATCATACTCAGGTTCGTCTTTTGGTGCCTCGACCTTTTTCTGAACGGGTGATGCCTTTGGTGCTGGTGTATTGCCAGCTTTTTTGGTGACGTAAGCCTCGGCGGCCTCTTTTGTTTTCTTTGTGGTGATGATTTTTCCACCAGAATAAACCACCCAAACATTGCGGTGGTCAAGGTATTTTACCCCATCTGGATTGTCAGATTTGGCCTCAGCCAGGTAGTCTTTAAATGAAAGCATAGTATTATCCTCAGGAGATGATACATTATTTATTCCGCTGCTCCCATTCCTTGACAAACCCACGTACAGTGTCAACCAGGAACGGTGCTACCATCAGCAAACCAATGATGATGCCGATACCTTGAAGTTCGATGGACATTTTACTTCCCCAGATAAATCAACAATAATTAGTATAACATTTAACCAAGCAATGTCAATACACCTTGTAACTTATTGTTTCTCCCAAGGAAACACAAACCAGTCGTGATTCTTGTTTCGATCAAAAGTGACAGCATGATAATCGACAGAAACAGGTTGAGATACATTATACCATACCGATGCGTATTTAATTGTAGGTAGCGGTTTCTTATCTTTTGGATAATAGCAAGACAAATCGTTATCAATAAACTTCTTCAGTTCCGACATAGTTTTGCCCGAATCGACAATATCTTCCACAATAAGAACGTTACTGTACAGTCTAAGAATGGCAGAAACCACATTTATTTGACTATCACCTTGACTATCTCTGTATGACAGTAACACACTTTCGCACGGAACATCGAACTGATGACTTAGCATAATTGCAGGTATGACACCACCACGCATAATACCAACAACAACATCTGGTGTGAATCCATCTTTAACTATGATTTTCTTCAGTTGCTTGACTTGCAAATCATACCAAGACCAAGCAATGACATCCTTTTTAACGGTCATACCCCCACCGTGTTCCGCCATATAGTTGCGTGCAATCTACCGCTAACATGATATCCTCTTTCGATTGCCATATCAGCAATTCGACTAATGACCTCACTGTTTTCCTGTTGTTCTTTTGTGGCACCTACGGGCATTATAAATGCAGGACATTCAACTCCTCGATCCCGCAATTGGCCCAGCTTTTCATCTAACTCTGCCCATGCCCTAACATCCTCATTCATGACGAACTTCAAGTGACCGTACGGGTTCAACTCAAAGTATGATGCAATAACGTCAGGGTGCCAAGCTCGTTCACTTTTCTCACCAGACACATATT